TCGTGCACTGTCATATTACCCGGATACTATCCTCTACGCCCAGGAGATGAATACCAACCACCACCTTGACCATAAACTTCAGTTTCAATATTTAATAAATACAATACGCCCGAAAGCCCGTAAAAAGTCTAAGTGGGCGAAGCGTAAGGAAGATACGGATATTGAAGCAATCCAACAGTATTTTGGTTATAATTACCAGAAAGCCAAAGTAGCTTTATCCATTCTTACAGAAGAAAATGTTAAAACCATAAAAGAAAAACTGGATAAGGGTGGGATTAAATGAATGATATTCTGGAAACTTTGATTGAGGTGAGGATAGCAGAAGAAGAAGACTTTCTTAAAATTAAAGAAACTCTTACAAGGATCGGGGTTGCTTCCCGAAAAGAAAAGAAACTCTATCAGTCCTGCCACATTTTTCATAAGCAAGGCAAATATTATATTGTCCACTTTAAAGAAATGTTTGCAATTGACGGTAAACCTTCTAATTTCTCCGATGAAGATATCGGGCGGCGTAATAAGATTATTGACTTGCTTCAGGATTGGGGACTGTTAAAGGTCGTTGATTCCGAAAAGATTAAAGATCCGCTGGCCTCTATGAGTCAGATTAAGATTATTAATCACAAGGAAAAGAATGAATGGACCCTCGAGGCCAAGTATAACATGGGACGTAAGAAGAAATGAAAAATTGTCAGGAGATTGAACGAGATATCGACGAAATTCGTAAAACATTTCGGAGAAAAAAGAAGTCTCCTGACGTTGTTGTAACTATATTAATTTCCGAAAAACCGCAAGGGAGTATTATTTGTAATGAAAATGCCATGGAAAATTGTGAAACAGACTTGGACTCCTTCAGACGAAAAACTTGAAGAGATTAAAAATATACTGTTTCCTCCTCTAATTCTAGAAGAGAAAATGGATAAAGACGGTTCTGTAACGAAGTACCACATTGACTATTCAGTGGACTCAAATCTAGATGCCGCATTAATGGACCTCCAGGATGGTCATAACGATCCTGCAGCACATAAGACTATCAATAGCGTTATTAATAGACTAATGAAAGCTCGCCGTCTACTTGAGGCTTATGCTCAATTCGACAAGGATGCCAAGTATATCTTGGTCGAAGACATGGAAGATCGTAATGAAGAAATCCAAGCTGCCAATAGAGAATATTGATAAATTCATTACGGCTCTTGAAGAGATGATTGATGCACGAGATGATATGTGGGAGGAAGAGAAATACTCCAACTATAGACACATGGAACGTATTAAGGCCGATAGATATCTCCCGGCCAAAAATCTCCTTCGGGAAGCCCTCTACGATTTCGTCGTAGAGGTGATAGACGAGGAAGAAATCGACTCTGAAATCAAAAAAATCGCTTGACTTTTTCCTCTGATAGGCTATAATTGGTTATACGCTTGAGGAGAACACTATGTCAACGCAGATCCTTCCCGCTTATTACACGACTACCAATCTTCGTCGCCGTAAGACTAAGCCAAAGGTGACTGGCCAGGAATCGAAACACGATCTCTGGCTTCGTGAGAAAGGTGTCCATCCTGACCAACTCAAGGCAAAGAAAACTGTTGACTTGGGTTGGAAAAAGAGGTATAATGAGACTATGGTTGTTGAGGGTAATGGTTACGAATCATCCGGGATGAGCGGGAACGCTGCTTCCTGTCTAAAGCGTGACATTATGACCAACCTCCATAAGGAACCAGAAAGCGTTCGTAAGGAGATTCTTATGAAGGCGAGTCGTGTGATGCCTCTGTTCAATAAGGGCGGATTGCAGTATGCGACTCCTGGTGAAGATCTTACACAGGTCGGCTCAAAGTCTAGGAGAGGTTAATATGGATCAGGTGCAAATTCAACTTCAGGATACGACTGGTAACTGGCGTACGTATCAAGTTACTTTGTGTAACTCCCAAATGATCTACTCTGGGATGCATTCTCTCGCTTCCCAGTTTCCTGGACAGCGAGTTCGCTGTGTGGATATGAATGGACGAATTATTGACATTCTTTGAAAATAAATGTTGACTTTCGTTAAAAATTGTAGTATACTTACTAAATAACATAATCAGGAGAATTTAATGTCGACCCAATTTGAAAAGCTGCATACTGCTCTAGTACTTAACGGTGAGAAGCTCACTGCTAAGCAGATCTCTGCACGATATAATATTGCAAATCCACACGATGCTGTTTACCAGCTACGTATGGAAGGGTACTCTATCTACTGCAATAAGCATAAGGATAGTAAGGGACGTGTTACGAATAAGTATACATTCGGCACTCCATCTCGTAAAGTTATTGCTGCAGGCTATAAGGCTCTTGCGGCTGGTCTCGTCTAAAGGTTCCTAAATTAGGGATTTTAGAGGCGGGGCTGAAAAGTTCCCGCCTTTTTCTTTGCCAAATAACTGTTGACCCAAACTTCTATCTAGGGTACAATAGTGATACTGAATCTGCGCTGTTTGAAAATTTAAACTTAGAAGCAACGAAAGTTGTTTCTTCATGGATACATCGGGACCGACTCGAAAGAGACTCCTATAAGATGAGGGATTAGATGTATCTTTGTAGAAACAAATTGGACACTTAGCTCAGTAGGTTAGAGCACCGGTCTTTTAAACCGGGGGTCCTGGGTTCGAGCCCCAGAGTGTCTACCATTATTTTGGCGCATAGCTCAGAGGAAGAGCACTGTCCTGATAAGACAGGGGTGGAAGGATCGTTACCTTCTGTGCCAACCAATAATCCGTGTGTAGCGCAGCCTGGTAGCGCATCTGGTTTGGGACCAGAGGGTCGGGAGTTCGAATCTCTCCACACGGACCAAATATACGGAAGAGTGGCCGAGTCTGGCTTAAGGCACCGCACTTGAAATGCGACGTACCGCAAGGTACCGTGGGTTCGAATCCTACCTCTTCCGCCAATACGTGCCCTTTAGTGTTGAAACAGACTAGGGTGATGGTAAATGATTCTCTCTCAAGCTGCAGCATCAATGAGAGACACTTAAATAACCATCCGTTGCCAAACTACGATAGTGTTTGGAGCTATTTGGGGCGTTCGTCTATCGGTTAGGATCCAGGATTTTCATTCCTGTTAGAGGAGTTCGACTCTCCTACGCCCTACCAATTTTTGTCGTTCGTCTATAAGTTAGGACACATCTGCGGAGTCGGATGAGAGATAGGTGCAAATCCTATACGGCAAATGTTTACGGACCATTAGCTCAGCTGGTAGAGCAGGAGACTCTTAATCTCTTTGTCGAAAGTTCGAATCTTTCATGGTTCACCAAATAGAATAATAAAGTTTTTCCCGATAGCTCAGTTGGTAGAGCGTCTGACTGTTAATCAGAATGTCCCAGGTTCGAGCCCTGGTCGGGGAGCCAAATTAACTCATCCTCGTTGGATGGACCCTCATTGAGTGAGGCTGAGGAAGCAGGTTCACAACTGCCATAACAGCTGAACAAGAGATAGTGAGGCGACGAGGATAGAGTTGCTAACATTAAAGACCGTGAATCTTTAATGTTAGATTAGTTTGCCCGGTTAGCTCAGCGGTAGTAGCGCCTCCTTTACACGGAGATTGTCGGCGGTTCAATCCCGTCACCGGGTACCATATATGGGGACATAGCTCAGTTGGGAGAGCGACTGCCTTGCACGCAGTAGGTCTACGGTTCGATCCCGTATGTCTCCACCATTTACGGGCTGGCGGTTTTAAACCCGTAGAGCATCGAAAGATGTAGTCAGTCCACCAAGTTCAAAACTAAACGTGGTAAATAGGAAACACGTTGTATGCGAAAAGAAGTAGATCGTTAAACCCACCTATGGGACTTCAAGTAGCAAGTTTTGATATGGTTGGTCGCTTAATAGACTCGCCGGGAGCCACGGTTAGCTCCCACTTATTCGCCCTTATAGTTAAATGGTATAACAACTGTTTTGTAATCAGTCGTCCGGGGTTCGATTCCTCGTTGGGGCACCATATCTGACCTAATCTTTGTCCGAGTTAGGCTACAATGGAGAGAGCAAAGACTCTAATCGGACTCCACTATCTCTAATATAGAGGCTTATAATGAGTTCTTATGATAAGATGAAGATGAAAGATTTGGTTAGACAAATCAATCGTCTTGAATGGGCGGCAGATACAACAGACGATTATAAGTGGCAAAAACACCATTTGTCAGAACGTCTATATTGCATTAGATTGTTGCTTGATAGATTGAATTCGTCGTCCTTATAGCTCAAGTTTATTGCGGGGTGGAGAAGTAGAATCTCGTTTGGCTCATACCCAAAAGATCGTCTGTGCAATTCAGACTCCCGCTTCCATTACTCAACGTGCGTATAAAGAGAGGAGATGAGAACCTCTTTTTCACCGGCGGTCTGCGGAGTTAGTCGTGGACGTCGGGTATAGTGTGTGGCCACTGGAGTCCATTGTAGCTAACTCGATCTTAATCTCAATCTGCCACAGCGATATAGTGGCACTGGATTGTAGTAACCAGTACGAGTTTTTGGTCCTATTGCCGTCAGGGAAGGCTACCCGCTGTCTACGGGTAAAGGAGGGTTCGAGTCCCTTTAGGATCGCCATATTATTCCGGAGTAGTTCAGTTGGTAGTAACGGCAGATTCTGAATCTGCATGTCGGTGGTTCGAGCCCATCCTCCGGATCCAATTAAGAGGTGATTATGAACAAAGACAAGCTTGTACTTTTCGCAGGTGCTTCTAATGGCAAGAAGGTTGTTTCTTTCTACCATGGCGATCACTTGAAATATCCGCCGCCTGTTATTGGTGAGTGGACAGAACATGCTAAGAACTGGTTGACTCACAGTCCAATTGGCCAATGGATTATGGACGGTGAGAAAATATCAAACCTTAAACATCAATGGGTTTTTGTTGATGTAAGAGAAATTTAGGTGCTTGGGGCAGACGGTAAGTTGCGGGACTGCAAATCCTTGAGAACCCAGTTCGACTCTGGGAAGCACCTCCATATTGATTGAGTAGCTCAACTGGATAGAGCGCCGGTCTTCGAAACCGGATGTTGAGGGTTCAAGTCCTTCCTCAATCGCCATTAATGCGGGTATAGCTCAGTGGTAGAGCACTTCGTTGCCAACGAAGATGTCGTCGGTTCGACCCCGATTGCCCGCTCCAACTTTTATGCGGAGTTAACTCAGTGGTAGAGTGTCAGCCTTCCAAGCTGTTCGTCGCAGGTTCGAATCCTGTACTCCGCTCCATTATTGCCCTCCTGGCCCAACTGGTTAGAGGTGCTTGCCTTAGAAGCAAGAGGTTCTCGGTTCGAATCCGAGGGAGGGCACCAAGTTTGTTTATAACAACGAAAGAGAAACAAAATGCAAATGACACCAACTAAGATCTTTAAGAAGACCGCCCCATATGAATACCTAGCTGTAGTATCAGGATATACTATTTTCCTCAGTATCATTGGATATTTCGTATATAGCGTATTTTAATAGTCTGCTACCTTAGCTCAGTTGGTAGAGCAACGCACTAGTAATGCGTAGGTCGTCAGTTCGAATCCGACAGGTAGCACCATCCTAACTTAGTGTTGTTGGTCAGCACGGTTGATTGTGGGTCAGCAAGACTAGGTTCGAATCCTAGAGTTAGGACCATATAAAATGTTGTTACTCCAGCATAGTTGCTAACGATACGGAGTAATTAACCAGAAGCGTAAGGGAGCAGTTGGTATCCCCTGATCTGAATACAATAGGTTAGTATGTTGCGAAATCGGCGACGAGGGCTTGTTGGAAAGGCGAAGGCATGTTGGGTTCGATTCCCATGGCATTCTGTAGCTATGCTGGCGTAACAACATTTGGGTAGACGGTGCAGTTGGAGAGGCACGAGGGACTGTAAATCCTTTTCTTAAGATGAGTTGGTTCGAATCCATCTCTACCCACCATATTGCCGTTGGGGCGGTTCGGCATCGCAAGATCCTCATAAGGTCTCAAAAGTCAGTTCAAAACTGACCTACGGCACCAAAAACAACTGATCGTCTCATACTAGTTAACTGGATCAGTTGCGGCGGCGTTTATGGGGGTTCGATTCCCCAAGGAAACATAGATGAAAAAATGTGATGGGTTCGAAACCGGATCACCGCTAAATAATTAATGCCTTGTTGGTATAGCTGGTGCGTACGCTGGTTTGAAGAACCAGAGGATGCGGTTCGATTCCGTGACAAGGCACCATAAATAGGAGAGTTGGCCGAGAGGCTTAAGGCACACGTTTGCTAAATGTGCGAACCTTAATCGGTTCCGTGAGTTCGAATCTCACACTCTCCGCCATATAAATAATAATAAACGCAATAGTTGCGAAGGAGAGATTTATGGCACAGTTTAGGAAAGATACACATCAATATTTAAATGACGGTAAAACTATATTCGAAGTAGTGATGTTATCTGACCAATACGGCAATCTAGTTGGTCCTGCCAATCCATCTGGTATGTCAGTAGACGCATTTGGTAGAGCCAGAATTTCTCAACCGACTACTCTATATGATTCTTTCCATCGTTACAAAGATAATGGTAAAGAAAATCAAGCAAATACTGCGGGTGCAACTGGATCATTCAATTCAAACACATCCTCTATTGATATGACAGTTGATACAGTTTCTGGGCATTATTGTTATCGTGAATCAAAGAAAGTTTTTGCTTACCAGCCAGGCAAGTCTTTACAAGTTCTTAAAACTTTTTGTATGAATGCACACAAAACTAATCTTAGACAACGTGTTGGTTATTTCACGTCAGATAACGGTGTTTTTGTAGAGCGTTCTGATGCCACAGCAAGTAAAGTATCATTTGTTCTAAGAACATCGGTAACTGGTTCTATCGTTGATAATCCTGTAGATCAAGCTAACTGGAATATGGATACGCTGGATGGCACTGGCCCATCTAAGTTGACTCTTAATCTAGATCATCCACAGATTTTGTTTATCGATATTGAATGGCTAGGTGTTGGTTCTGTTCGAACCGGTTTTGTTATTAACGGCCAATTTATTCATTGTCATACTTTTCATCATGCAAATTTATCTTCTTCTCCAAAAGGAGCATACATGCAAACTGCATGTCTTCCGATTAGGTCAGAAATCGAAAATATCGGAACGACTACTTCTTCAAGTACGTATAAACAAATTTGTGCTACCGTAATCTCAGAGGGTGGATACGGCCTAACTGGTCGCCCAAGAATGATTGGTCAGGATCCAGCTCCTGGGATTAGAATGACTACTGCGGGTACATATTATCCACTAACGTCTATACGTTTGAACCCAAATAATCCTGGTGCATTGGTAATTCCAGTTTCTATG